CCGCAAGACAGCATTATTGGAATGGCGCAAACACGTCATCTTACTTTGAGATAGCCGATGATTCTGATACTGCGTCAAGGTTGAGGGGTGGATGATAATATCCCTGTATCTAAAGCAATATGGTAAAGACAAGAGAAGGCTACTTAATTGGGTATCTTCCAACGGAGGGTCTACCGCTCTTGCTCTTGAGATACTAAAGGATTGGGCAAAGAAGAACAAAGAATTTGCAGATGCTAAATTGGTTGATAGAACCCTAATGTCTTTAGTCCATGCTAGGCAGACTTCAGAACAAGAGGTATTCCATAATAACGTAGGAAGGCTTGGATTCTTTGGTAAACTAAAATGGCTATTGACGCGAGATCGGTAGTCACGTTTGGGTTTTACCCTACAAGCGCTACCCAATTTTATGACAGGGTAATGACGTTTGGATGGTGGGAAGGATTTCCAATTATCATTCCTCCCGGTACTGGTGGAAATGCTACACAACTAACATTAGCACTTATAGGCAGAATTAGAGTTTAAGGAGCATTAATGGACGATGATATGATGGAAAACGACCCGATGAATGATACCCTTGAAGATATGATAGAAGAGCCTATTGCCCCTAAAGAACCACTCAAAGAAGACATTAATGTAAAGGTAAAAGACAGCGTTAAAAAGGAAGTTGTTGATTGGCTTACCAACAACATTGACGTTGCTTTGAGAGACAGGTCTGAGCGTGAAGAGCGTTGGATGAAGTGGATCAAGCAGTATGAGGAAATTCTGCCAAAGACAAAATCCTTTCCTTGGAAGAACTGTTCAAATATTTCCGTACCTGTAACCCCTATTGCAGTAGAGACAATCCATGCAAGAGAAGTTAATACCCTTTTCGCAGTACGTCCTTATATAAACGTTAAGCCAAAGAAACGAAAAGCAGACAAGAACAATTGCTTTTTCATAGAGAATTTCTTCGACCAAATTCAGCAGAACGTACTCAACCTGTACGGAGTAGCAAGTGAGTGGCTACTTGAAAAGAATAAGATGGGTACGGGATGGATTAAGGTATATTGGAACTACGATAAAAAGAAACTTCCCGATGATACCTTTAAGGTTACAGATGATTGCGCTATAGCCGTGGTAATGCTTGAGGATATGATCTATCCAGCAAACGCAAGCAATCATCAAACCTGTTCATTTCTAGCTCAAAGAATTAGAACTGATTGGACTAAACTTAAATCCAAGGGAGCTATTGGAATATATAAGGATGTTGATAAGATAAAGACATACATGGAATCCACCACCATGACAAAAGAATCTGGAAAGGACATTCCAAAACTTAAAGATGAAATAGAGAATATTAGCAGAAACGATCCTCAGTCATTCGAGGAGTATGTAATTTACGAAGTCTATTTTGATTATGACATAGATGATGATGGTTATTCAGAACCTACCGTAATGACTCTTCATAAGGATTCAGGGACCGTTCTCCGTTGGATTAGGCATCCCTATAGTCATGGACTCAGACCTTTTGTTGTAAATAAGTACATGATGCGCTCCGGTAGGATAGAAGGTAAAGGCATTGCCGAAATGTCAGAGTATCTTCAGGAAGCCACCAATACCGTATTCAACCAGACGCTTGATAACATGACTTTGGCTAATGCCAAGGTATTCAAGGCTCGTAAACAGTCTAAGGACGATATTCCAAAAGACGGAATCTATCCCGGCCTTACGCTTTACTTAGACGATCCTGCAACGGATTTGATGGAATTTCAAATGGGAGATGTTAAGGTTAGCAACTTTAACCTTATACAAATGGTTAGGGATTACCATGAGCGAAGAACAAAGGTCACGGATTATTCTCTTGGTCGTGAGTCTAGTAGTCTTAAATCTCGCGCTACTGCAACTGGAACCTTGGCCCTTCTCCAAGAATCAGGCAGACATTTCGATCTTGTTATCAATAATAGTCGTAACGCTCTTGTGGAAGTCGCGTACCAGGTACTAGAACTCTATATGCAGTATGCTCCAGATAAGATCATACAAGTTGTGGGAAGTTCTGACGGTCAAGAAGCTGATGCTTTCCTACCACTTGGACTTGGTAATCTTAGAGAAAACTATGAATTTTACTGTACGGCTACAAGTCTTACGGTAAATAAGGAAATTGAGAAACAGACCAATCTTATTATGATTCAGCAGTTAGGTGGTCTATTTAATCAAATGATTCAACTACTTATGATGGTTAATAATCCACAGGCCCAACTTCCACCTGATATTATTAATTTCGTTCATGGTGTACTCAGGTCATACTTTGCTATGGCAGAAGACTTAGTTAGGTCTTTCGAGAAGATTGATATATCCAGTTATCTTCCTGAACTACCTGATATTGTTAAAAACGCCTATGGTCAAGGGCTGTCTATGCAGGATATTATGTCTCAAATGGGGGGTATGATGAATGGACAGGGAAATAGCCCAGAAATGGCAGGATATGGTCAGTCTGGAGGCATGGAAGGCTTATATGCTCCTGGTACGGGAACAGGAGAGCAAGGCACTAGCAGCTCTCTTAGCGCAAGCCCGGACCAAAGACTACTCTAATGGATATTGGGCGGGATATTACGAAGGACTGGAAAAGGCCATATCTATACCCAAGGAAGAAATGAGTAAAAATGATAGAGAATAAGAATGAATAAACAGGAACTACTTGCTTTTTTAGTAAAAAATAGATATATTCTTATTGATGAGAAGTTTACTGGTCAAATATCCCTAGTATTAAATATAAACCAGGGGGGTATTACAGATATAGAGCGATCTATAAAAGAACGAATTAGATAGTATTTCGGTTAGTTCAATTACTCGAAAGAGAACAATGGAACCCGATATTTAGGAGCAATCCTATTTATCGGGTTTTTTATTTCACATTAGGAGGCGTTTAAAATGGCAGACCCAATCCCCGTTGAGGAACCGAAAGGCTCACCGGAACCAGTAGCCGAACCAGTAGAAAAAGTAGTAGAAAAACCAGATTGGCTTGACCCACGGTTTAACACTGTGGAAGATCAGGCAAAGGCGTACAAGGAATCCGAAAAGTTAATGACCCAAAAGGCACAACGGGCATCAGAACTTGAGAGACAACTCCTTGAACGTCAGTTCCAACCGACTCCGGTCCCAAAACCACCCGAATCGGAACCGACAGAGGAAAATCTTGACGAACAGTTCTGGCAGAAGCCAACAAGTGTCATAGATACCATTGTACGGCGCAGGGTGAGCGAAGTAGAACGCAAGATGGAACCTCTTGCCGAAGATCGTTTTGAGCGTCAGAAGGTTAAATATGCCAATGATCCTGTCTTTAAGGACTTGGAGCCGCAAATTGACCACGTTTTCAAATTGCAGCCACACCTGAGAAATCAGGAAGGTTCAATGGATTATGTGTATAAGTTCCTTGCGGCACAGAATTTTAACCCACAGACTGAGCGAGAACGCATAAGGCAGGAAATCATGGCAGAACGAGCAGGAGCGAATAAAATTACAGGTAGCGTTGAGGGTGTAGGTTCTGCATCAGACGGTCCTAAAGCAACACCAAAAATGGACTTGTCAGACGAAGAGCAGAGAACAGCCCGTAAATTCTATTCTGATATGCCTGCACAGGAAGCCTATAAGCGTTACTACGATAGCAGGAGCAAATGGGAAAAGAGGAGCGCATAATGGGAAGACCCAAGGGAAGTACTAATAAGAAGACAGTAGCAACAGTTCCAGAAATAGCAATTCCAGAAGTTAAAGAACCAGCAAAGACAGAAACCCATACAACTATGGATAATTCCGTAGACCTCGGAGATATTGATATTAGAACAATATCAGCCAAGCCACAGAGAAGGGTATCTCTAACCAATGCTGAGTTTGACCCGTTTACTAAACATAAGACTGATCCTAGTATGTATTACAGGGCGATTAATGTACGCCCTCATAACCTTAGAAAACGGGAAGCTGAAGGATATAAAACTATTCCTGGTTCTGAATATGGCGATTTAATTCTCGCTAAACTCCCCAAGGATGTCCGTAAGGAGCGCGAAGATTATATCAAGGAAAAAACAAAGAATCAGACCCGCGCTGCTGTTGATAGTTTTAAAGAATCAGCAGGAAAGAGCGGAGTTGAGACTTACGAGGAAAAATAGGAGGTAGAGAATGAGTAGAACTAATGCTGCTGGCTCATCCATTACCGACCTTATTGGGGTATCCCCCGTTGTTAAAATAGACGGTGGGCAACCTCCTGTTTGGAGATTCCCTGAATTGAGTGGGACACAGACCTTTAAGGCTGGAGAAATGGTTAATCTTTCTGGTGGTACTACGCTAGGCATTGGCCTTACCGTACCCCCGACTGATGCTTCTGGTTTTGGTATTGTAGGTTTTGCTGCTGATGATGCCACTGGTGTAACTTCAGCAATGAAAGCAGTTTATGTTGCAACCCCAGAAACAATATTCGTTGGTAATGTTTATCATGCTACTTCTGCTAGCGCACAAACTGGACCCAACGATCTTGGTAGGTGTTATGGTCTTACAAGTCTTTCTGGTAGGACTGGCGTAGACAAGGGTAAAACTGCAATGTCAACGGTGTTGTGCCGCGTGGTCGGTCTGCATGAGCAGGACGCGGTTCCTTCTTTCTATGGAAGGGTATATTTCTCAGTTATACAGGGTGCTTGTCAGATGTATAACAATGCCAACTGGATTGTTACTTCTGGATCACCTGGTAACGCTGGCTTGCTGGTATAATAGGAGGCTAACATGGGCGTATCAAGAACAACTGGATTTAGTAACCTGCTAGCCCCCGGCTTGCATGACATTTTCTTCAATCAGTACAACCAATGGCCTGATGAATATTCACAGATTTTTAATGTGATGTCTTCAACCAGGGCATACGAAGAAGATGCAGAGGTAGCAGGGCTTGGAAAGTTGGTTAGCAAAGGTGAAGGCGTAAGCGTAACTTATGACGATCCTATGCAGTCAACCAATAAACAGAGATATACACATGCCGCTTTCGGTCTTGGTTTTCGAGTGACCGAAGAACTGTACGCTGATGATCTTTATGGGATTATCAAGAAAATGCCGTCTTCGCTTGCGCGTTCTGCAAAACAGACCACGGAAGTAGAGGCGTGGAGCGTTCTCAACAATGCTTTCAATGCAGCCAAAACTGGCCTTGATGGTGTTGCGCTTTGTAGTACAACTCATCCGAATATTAAACTTGTTGGTGGACCTTACAGCAACAGGCTTGCTACGGATGCAGACCTTTCAGTCACCTCTCTTCAGGCTGCTATTGAGCAGATGGAGAATACGACTGATGATAGGGATATGAACATTATGCTTAAACCTAAGCGTCTTATCATAACCCCTTCAAACAAGTGGATGGCGCGTGAGCTTCTTAATTCTGAAAAGAAGCCTCATACGGCAGACAACGAGATCAATGCCCTGATGGACGAGGACTTGCAGTATTTTGTTGGTCACTATCTCACTGATAGTGATGCTTGGTTCCTTGTTACGGATAAGGCAGATCATCACCTTAATTTCTTCTGGCGTAAGAGGGTTGCCTTCGATAACTCAGATGATTTTGACAGTGGTGATGCAAAGTTTAAAGCAACCATGCGGTTCTCTGTTGGCTTCTCCGGTTGGAGGGGCATTATCGGAACTCCTGGTGCGTAATTAAAAATAGTGGGGGTAGGGACTAATCATCCCTATCCCTGCCCTTTAAGGAGGGTGCTATCATGGCTTATACACATCACGATGGAATAAGCGTCTATGGTTCCGGTCTTGCTTACGGCAGAAAAGGACTAGAGACGGCTTTGTTAGGGACGGGTTTCCGAGGTGACGCAGGACTAACAACCTTTTCAGGCGTAATGACCACAATTTCTACAAAGTTGACAAGCATTGTAGCCGGAGTAGCCTCAGTAAAATGGGCTGGCGCGGCTAGTGACATGGCGTTGGGAACAAGTGCTTCAGGTCTTCCTACAGTGGTTATGATTAACTGGAGTGGAAACGCAATTGACTTGGCAACCAAGTATAGCAACCAATCTAGCAATACTTCAGGAGCAGCGGCTTCTAGTCAAATTTCTTGGATGGTTTGGGGAGTATAAAAATTTAATAAGGGGGAAACGAAATGGGGATCGGCTCTTGGGAGAACTCTGCGCCTCCGGGCAAGGAACTTCTGCTTATCGCAATACCGCATACTGGTTTAGTTTCATTTGAATGGAGCGTGGGGTTAAGAATACTACAGCCCCCCGTTCCTTTCAATATCATTTCAAATCGTGGTCTTCCTATAGATCGCGCCCGATGTGACCTTGTGGACCAAGCTAAAAAACTTAACGCTAGTCATATTTTCTTTTTGGACAGTGATGTTATTTTACCTCCAGATGGATTAACCTATCTATGGAATAATAAGATGCCTATAGTATCAGGTGTCTATGGGTCCAAGCATGAAGCTCCTGGAGTATGGATAGAGCAGGCTAAAAGCGGAGATGGACGTTATGCTTCAGTAGGTAGGGATATATTAGAAAGGCCCGGCATATTCTCCCATAATGATATTGTTATAGGCGGTGGATGCGTTCTAATTGATATGAAGGTATTTGATCGTATCGAAGAACCTTATTTTGACTGGACGCAAGGAAGAGCTAAAGGTGGAGTATCTGAAGATTTTTACTTTTGTGAAAAAATAAGAAAAACACTGCTTACATCGTACGAGCGGCCGCCGGACGGGTATGCAGTGACATGGCTCTCGCTGGTGCTTGAGTGAAACACTGTTGTCTTCTTCTTGGTGACTTTGACTCGCTTCCCGCTACCCATCCGCTCTGCATAGTCTCCGATCATCTGACAGAACTCCTCAGCACTGTCTTCACCGCCGCTGAAATTCACAATCTTCAGGTTCGGTATGTGCACCAGCAGCGCTGCAGCCACCGAGGCCATGCCTGTGCTCTTACCGCCACGACGCGATGCGGAGCGGGGCGGTCAAGTTCGGCTCCTTCACCCTGAAGAGCGGCAGGACCTCCCCCTACTTCATCAACCTGGGCGTGCTCGGCGACGGCGCCTTGACGGGC